AACCGGGCTTGTCGCCGACCGGCTCCAACGCGACGCGATCCTCATCGAGCTTAACCCGGAATATGCCGAGATCGCCCGCAAGCGCATCGCGGAAGAAGGCGGCATGTTCGCCGAAGTGAGGGCAGCATGACCTTCTGGGACCGCCTCGAAACTCCGCTCATCGAGCGGCCGTTGTTTCCGGTCGACGCGAAGGACCACGATCCGGCGAGCGAGCACAAGCGCCAGTCGGAACTGGTCGGCAAGCTCCGGGCACGGGGCCTGCGCGTCACCGCGATCCCGAACGCGCGCTGCTGGGGCATGAAGGCGTGGAACCGGGCGAAGGCGGAGGGCGCGGAATGGGGCGCGGCCGACCTGATCGTCAACGCCCCCGGCGGTCTTACGGCGTACATCGAGATGAAGAACGGGCGCGCCGACCCGGAGCAGCATCAGATCGACTGGCTCAACTCCCGACACAAGATGGGCTTCCCCGTCGGCGTGTTCCGGCGCGCGGATAGCGCGATCGCTTTCCTCGCCGAGCGCGGGTTCCCGGTGGGGGTGCGCGATGCTGCATGACCCCGGCCTTCCGACACTAGACGGGCCGTTCGACCTCGGCGCCTTCGCTCGCGCGGTCGTGCTCCAGGGCATCGAGGCCGTCGCCGACGATCCCGCCGAGATGAAAGAACGCATCATGCTCGCCCGCCAATGCGGGATGCTGAGCGACGAGGAAACCGCGGCGATGATCCGCAAGCATGGGCTCGAGGGGGCATGAGCGTTCACGACACGATCACCGACTTCCTCGACTTCATGCGCTGCGAAGGCGTCGAGCCGATCGACACGGGCCGCTTCTGCCAAGAGATCACGTCCGGCGAGGTCATCCGGTTCGATTGCGTCGGCGAAAAGCGTGGCCGCAAGAACGGATGGGCCAAGCTCTACCTCGACGATCGGCCCGCGGGAGCGTTCGGCAACTGGAAGCTCGGCATCAACCGGCGCTGGTCAAGCGGATCGACCAACGAGCTCAGCGCCGACGAGCGCCGGGCCCTGCGCGCGGAATGGGAGCAGAAGAAAGCCGAGCGCGACGACCTGCGCCGGCAGGCCCAGATGGAGGCGGCGAACGACGCCGCCGGCATGTGGAGCGTCGCCAGCCCCGCGGATCCGAAGCACCCCTACCTCGCGCGCAAGAAGATCGGCGCACACGACCTCCGTCAACAGGGAGAGACGCTGCTCGTGCCGATGTACGACGACGAGGGTCGGCTGTGGAACCTGCAGCGCATCAAGCCCGACGGGGAAAAGCGCTTTCTGTTCGGCGGCCGGGTCGACGGCCTGTTCACGATCATCGGCGACTTCGAGGATGCCGCCGAGGCGGTGATCGGTGAAGGATGGGCGACGATGGCGAGTGTTTACAAGGCCTCGCACTTCCCCTGCATCATCGCGTTCAACACGTCCAACCTTGTCAAGGTCGCCCGCATCTGGGCCCAGCGCCGGCCCGACCTCGAGTTCATCATCTTCGCCGACGACGACGAAGCGACGGCGCAGAAGAACCTAGCGGAGCGCGGCGTCTACAAGAACCCAGGCATCGAGGCGGCCGAAGCTGCCGCGGTAGAGATCGGGGCCCGTGTCGCCTATCCGCCGCGGAGGGCAGCATGACCATGCCCGAGAACCGCGACGCCAACGACGTGCTGCTGCAGGAAGGTTCCGCAGCCATCCGCGCAGCACTCGACTCCGCCAGATGCCCCCTCCCGCCGTTCGCGCCTCCGGAAGACCCGGATGAAGACGAGGCGCCGAAGATCCGCGCGACCCCGTTCCAGTGGCGCGACGAGGCGGACATCCCGCCCCGCGAGTGGCTGTACGGCCGGCACCTGATCCGCAAGTTCCTGAGCCTCGACATCGCTCCGGGCGGTCTCGGTAAGTCGAGCATCAAGGTGGTCGAGGCGCTGGCGATGGCATCCGGGCTCCCTCTGCTGGGTAAGCCGGTGCACGGCGGGCAGCTCAGGGTCTGGCTCTACAACCTCGAGGATCCGGCGGAGGAAACCGAGCGCCGTTTCGTGGCCGCGGCGAAGCACTACCAGATCACACCCGATCACTGCGGCGACCGGCTCTACTGCGACAGCGGACGCGAGCAGCCGGTCTGCATCGCCGAGGAAACCGAGTCCGGGGCACGCATCCTACGCCCCGTCTCCGCTGCGATCGAGGCCGAGATCAAGGCCCGGCAGATCGACGTGCTCGTCCTCGACCCATTCGTCTCGTCCCATGCTGTGAGCGAGAACGACAACCGGGCGATCGATATGGTGGCGAAGGAGTGGTCGCGCATCGCCGACGTCTGCAATTGCGCGATCAACCTGGTCCATCACGTCCGCAAGACCAACGGAACCGAGGTCACGGCGGAATCGTCCCGCGGCGCCGTCAGCCTGATCGGAGCCGCCCGCTCCGTCGTGGTCTACAACCGCATGACCAAGGAGGAGGGCGAGCGCGCCGGCATCGAGCCGGACAAGCGCGGCTTCTACTTCCGCACCCAGAACGACAAGGCCAATCTCGCCCCGCCAGAGGCCGCGGACTGGTACCGGATGAACAACGTTGACCTCGACAACGGCGACAGCGTCGGCGTGGCCTGCCCGTGGCAGTGGCCGGACAGTTTCGAGGGCGTCACCAGCTGGCATCTGAAACAGGTGCAGGCCCGCATCGCGGAGGGCAGGTTTCGGAAGGACACTCAGGCCGCGAATTGGGCCGGCAAGGTCATCGCGGAGGTCTGCGATCTCGATCCGAAGAAGGATCGGGCCCGCGTCAAGGACATCCTCAAGGCATGGCTCGAAAATGACATGCTACGCGAGGTCGAGGACGAGGACGAGCACAGAAAGACGCGCATTTTCATAGAGGTAGGCACATGGTTCGAGGCCTGATCCACAAGGTGGCGCAAAGGTGGCGCAACTCGATCCGCGGGAAGCAGGAGAGCCGGGCGGCAAATCCCCCGCGGATCGGAAAATGGCGGATTTCTGCCGTTTCCGGTTTGCGCCACCTTACCTCTCAAGGTGGCGCAAAGGTGGCGCAAGGTGGCGCAGCGAGGGGCCGTTTGCGCCACCCTCAAGGGGCCCCTTACAGGGGGCCCCTTGGAGGGAGGTGGCGCAAGGCCCCGGACCGTTCGCTGGGGTGGCGCAAATGATCGATTTCGCTCTGCCCCCGCCAGTCGGAACCGTGCTCATGCTCGACCAGCAGGCGTACGAGCTCAGGGAAGCGCGTCCGGCATCCCGCAACGACGGGACGTCCACCATGCTGCTCGACTGGGAGACGTCCTGCCCTGACTGCGGGACTGCGTTTGTCGTCACGACCGGGCTCAAAACCAAGTCGATCAACCGGCGCTGCTCCGCATGCAAACGCCCGGACAGGCCGGTGAAGGGCAGGCGCGGCCGCCGAGGTAAGGTCAAGGTCAGGATCATCGCGCCATGACCCGCCTCCACGTCACCCGGCACGCGGCGGAGCGCTACCTCGAGCGCGTCAATCCGCGCCTCACCCTGGCGGAGGCGATCGCAGCGCTATCCTCGCCGGTAATTCACACACCCCAAGGGGAGCGTCCGTAATGGCGAGAGGGCGCGCGGCACAAGATGGCGAGCGCATCAGCCTCGCCCGTCTTGCCAAAGCCGCTTTCATGCTGTAACTGGATTGCGCCATGGCAGGCGGAAAGTCCAAAGCGCTGGCCATCCCTGTTCCGGGACCGGGCCGTAAATCCTCGTATCGGCCTGAGTTCGCCGATCAGGCCCGTAAGCTGTGTCTGTTGGGGGCGACCGACAAGGAACTCGCGGACTTCTTCGAGGTAAGCGAGACGACAATCCAGAACTGGAAGCGCGCGCACCCCGCTTTTCTGGCCTCCATAAGCGAGGGGCGAATTGTCGCCGACGCCAACGTAGCCGACAGCCTCTACAAACGAGCAACGGGCGAATACGTCCAGATGGAAAAGCTCGTGAAGGTCAAGGGCGACGACGGACAAGAGAAATACGAGGCCGTCCGCTACAAAGCCTACCTGCCCGGCGATCCCCAAGCGGCTTTCCGCTGGTTGCTGAACCGCCGTCGCCAGAATTGGGCCGACAAGTCGGAGATGGTGCATTCGGGCACCATCGAGCACGTCACAAAAGAGCAGCGTGACAGCGCCGTTGCAGCCGCACAGCGGACCATTGCCGAGGAAGCCGGGGAGTCGCTGCATTGACCGCGGCGCACGCCCTGACAGCCGAGGACTTCGCGTTCTCGCGCCTCATTGCCTACGCGGCCTACCAGTGGCCGGGCTACATGGACGCCCCGCATCACCGGCTGATCGCACGTCATCTCGAGGCGGTCGAGCGCGGCGAGATCAAGCGGCTCATGATTACGATGCCGCCCCGCCACGGCAAATCCATGCTGGCGAGCGAGTTCTTCCCCGCCTGGTATATGGGGCGCAACCCCGATCATTACGTCGTGACGGCAACCTACGCGCAGGAACTTGCGGACGACTTCGGGCGCAAGGTCAAAAACCAGATCGAAGACCCGGCGTTCCAGTTGATCTTCCCCGGCGTTGGCCTGGCGGATGATTCCAAGTCGGCCAAGCGCTTCCACATCGAAGGCCAGCTAGGCGGATACGAGCACGCCACGACACAGCGAGGCGCGTTCTATGCCGTTGGCGTCGGCGGGCCGCTGACCGGACGCGGCGCACACCTGTTGCTGATCGATGACCCGGTGAAGAACCGGGAGGAAGCCGACAGTGAGGTCATGCGCAAGAAGGTCAAGGACTGGTATACGTCCACAGCCTACACGCGCCTCATGCCGGGCGGGCGGATCGTCATCATTCAGACCCGCTGGCACGAAGACGATTTGTCCGGTTGGCTGCTATCCGAGCACGAGCATGAGGGCTGGACCGTGCTCAACCTGCCGGCGATCAGCGACGACGGTAAGGCGCTCTGGCCCGAGCAATACGACATCGACGCGCTGGAGCGCATCAAGCGCGCCCTGCCGCCCCGCGATTGGTCGGCCCTGTATCAGCAGCGCCCGAGTCCCGAGACGGGCGACTACTTCAAGCGCGAATGGATCATCCCCGTCGATCACATCCCTCCGAAAGAGGAAATGATGATCTACGGCGGGTCCGACTACGCCGTGACGGCAGATGGTGGCGACTACACCTGTCACGCGGTTGTCGGGGTCGATTCCATCGGACGCATGTATCTGCTCGACCTGTGGCGGCAGCAGGCCAGTTCGGATGTGTGGGTCGATGCCTTGTGCGCGTTGGTCCGCAAGTGGAAGCCGGTCGGTTGGGCCGAGGAAACCGGCCAGATCAAGTCCGGCGTCGGGCCGTTCCTCGTCAAGCGGATGCTGGAAAGTCAGGCGTTCGTCTATCGCGAGCAGTTTCCGACACGCGGCGA